AACTTGTTTTGATGTAACTTCAGTTAATTTTCTGTGAGCTAATGCTTCACATTCTTGAACTGCATCAGTGAACATCATCTGTTGAGGTGGTGTCTTTTGGGTAAATGCTGAAGGACCTCTTAAGGCACCTACAATTCCCATTTCTCTTGCAACTCGTACATAACGAACCGCATCGATAACAACTCCTGCAGAGTTTGGACTGTCTTGAACTGACAATTGGGCATCAAATAATACTGGTGCTCCTCCGAATCCTTCAAGTTCTAAACGGAAGTTTGCAACTTTATTATCTCCATAAAAAGAGATGTACTCAGAAGGACCTGCGTGTAAGAATGAATTTTCAGTTGAGATACCACGTATTTCATTTTGAGCTCTAATTACATTCTCCTTAGAGATCTTTTTAGATTTCAAACGTGATTTGTCTTCCATATTTAAGAAGTCTGTGTTACCACCAACGTTTCTTTGAATGTGTGCTTTAACAACGTGTCCTCTTTCAAATGCTAATTCTTGTAACATTTGAGATAGAATCGATGCACCAAATTGTGAACGCATATCATCTCCAATGATTGGAATTCCTGCATTAATAAATTTGTTCTCCCATGTCGGATCAGATGCAATAAATACTGGAATACAGTTAACCAAAGAGATTCCAGTTTCCAGACAAATTTCAGCCCAGAATTCTGTTGCCTTTTGAGAACCTACTGGCAAGTAGTTGATTAAAACTTCTGCTTCATGCTCTTTTAATTTAGAGATCATTTTAGCTTTCCATTCTGCTTTTTTCTTTTCGGTAAATTCAACACGATTCATATCGGTAGAATTTCTTAAACCTTCAGAAACCAAGAAACGATTATTTTCTGGATAACCATCCATTAATAATGCGTATCCATCAATAACTGGTGCTTCATATACTGGAGCCTTGCTCTTGATCTTTTCAACGATATTCCAAGAACTGTTTGGACGTTGTTTTAATGCTTCACCCAATGGTGTATTTACTTTACGTGTGTCGATATCGAATGCACAAACGAATTCAATATCTTTTGCTTGATAACCTCCGATGTCTGAACGCATCATACCATCGATGTTGGCTGTGTTTTCTGTATAGAACTGTACTCCTTCAACTAGTGATTTTGCACAGTTACCAGCTCCAACGATTGCAACTTTAATTTTACTCATGATTTTAATTTGATTTTGTTTAAATTATACTTATATTTTAATAAAGGTTTCAAAATAGACTTATTGTCGAAAGCTTTTTAACTTCTGGTTTCGATACCGATAGTTCTGCGTTCTTCTCTCCAGTTTGAAAGTCATATTGATAGAACTTTCTAGAGAGATGTACCGAACCTGGCTTCTCCATACAAGTGTCAGCATACTCCTTTGGATCCATTTTGTACCAGTGTTCTGGCCATGAAATTATTTCCACGCCCGGCCCACTTAGATATATACTTAGCTTTTCGTTAAAAATTTGACAAATTTGAGATCTTTTTTCCTGGGAACCAAAAAAAGCTGCTTTTTTGTACCATCCAGTTTGTGGAATCCTTCTCTCTTCATGTTCTATTGGCAATAACTTCATCACTGAGATCTTTTCAATATTTAAAGATTTCAAATGTTCTGCATAGTTTTTCACTAAAGATTCTACTGCTGCAACCGGATCGGCTTGTCGGCATAGATGGTGTCGAACGTCGATGTTTCCAAAGTATGTAATTAGATGCTTCGTTCCTGTTGGAATGTAGGTCTCAAATCCTTCTTTAAGGGCACCAAATAAGGTTTTACCATCATTACGACTGATATTTGCACCTGGCTGATATGCAGAGATTGAATGGCTATCACCTAATACGAAGGTTGAGGTAACTAGTGTTAGGTCTATTGTTGGTGTCTCTATTGATCTTTTTGTTAACTGCGCAACATCGAGTGCTCTCCATGTATCGGTGCATGATTTCATTCTGCTATTGGCGAATGCTCCAATATCTGGCATCTCTCTATTTAAGCAATATGTGGTTCCTTTGAAATCTAAGAATCTTTGCATTCTTCCAGCGGGTTCATCTCCAGCTCCTCCAAATAAATTGTAGGATCCTCCAAATTCCATCGGTAGGGCAACCATCCAAACATCATATTCATGTATGTTTTCGCTCTTCGTCAGAACAGTAGCATTCAATCCTAGACTTCTTAATTGAGAAGCTAATAAGAATGCCCATGCAGATTTATGACTCTCCAATTTAGAGCTGTATGTTGTTACAACGTCATCAATCGCAATCTTCTTGCCGATAAGAGATTCTTTAATGTCGTAGATATTAATCTTTTGACTCATTGATATAATTTTCTAGTCCTTGAATGTATGCGACTGCATCTAATAAGTTATCTCTCTTGTGATTGTAACTTTCTCTGGAGAACTTTAGGGCAATAAGTGCCATAAACATTTCACGACCGGTAACATTAAGTCCTGTCATACCATTAAAAATCATCGCTGCTCGATCCATGCCTTCTGAAAAAGGACCATATTGACGATCTGCCTCTTCTGATCTATTATTAACGATTTTGTCTGCTTCTTCTAAAATAGATTTCATATTTAATTGATTACACTTTATATATGGATTTTGGATTTTGTTTCGTTTAGGGATCTGTATTCTTGCGCCCATGCTGCGTACTTGATCAATTCCTTATCTTCAACATGAATGTCAACGTTTCCTTCTTGAAAGATCTTCCATGAATCTGCCGCATATTTTCCAACACCTGGTAAATCTTCAATCTTCTTCCAGTCTCCAAGGATCCAGGCTCGACTGAATTTCTTCCATTGTTGACATCTTTTATTATAGAATCCTAGAGGTCTAATGATCTCGATTATCTCAGCATCTTCAGCTTCGATCAGATCTTGAGGAGTTGGAAATCTATTAAAGAATCCTTCTCTGATCTTATCCACCTGAATGTATGAAGTTAAATTCAACATCATACAAACGATTAGCATTTGCCAAGGATCGTGTCTATAGACCTCTTGTTTATAATTCCAAGGAGAAGTTGGAAACCTCATTATTTTTTAATTTGCTTAATTGTGTTATCGATAATGCTTCTAAAGATAACATCATTACAAAGGATTGATTTTTCAGTATCATAATAATGTCCACCCAGACCATAATGGTTCCAAATCATTATGTTTAACATTTGAAGATCTCCTTCGCATTCTTCTTTGAATAACTGATGTGCCTTTTCAGGGGTCATTTCGCTAACAACTTGATCTGCTAGTCTGATTGCTTCTTTATTTGTAATTTGTTTAAACATAGTTTGCATCTTTGTTTTATTTGATATGTAAATATAAACAAAAGTTTTCAAATAAAAAAATTATTTACAACTTTTTTTATTTCAGATTGAATAAATATCTTGTCGGATAATCGACCAAAACACACGGTTAACAAAATGGCAAAAGTACTTGGTACGGGTGGAATCATCAAAAAGACCAAAAAGAAGGGTAAGGCTAGTAAGAAACATTCTTCTAACAAGAATTCAAAAAATTACAAGAAATCCTATCGCGGTCAGGGTCGCTAAAAAAGAAAAAGCTCAGTATTTCTACTGAGCTTCTTTTTTAATCTATAAGTTTATTATTTAGTACCGTACTTCTCATTGATGAAGCTTTCGTAACTTTGAATCTTTTGCATCTGCAACAAACGTTTGCGTTTGCGTTTTGCCTTCTTAAATTCTTCTTCAGCATCTCCTTGACCTGCTGGAACGTCTCCAGAACCTGTGGCTCCTGTTGACATGTCTGGTAGAGCTATTTTACCCATTCCAGATCCAGGCATCGATGCACCTTGCGGCGCATTATAACTTGCAGCGTATGAAAGACCCTCTTCTGCATGTTTTGGAAGACCCTCTCTCGCGGTTTCAGCATAATCTTTTAACTGATCTGCCGTCATGCCTCCAACTAAATCTTTAACCTTATCACGATACTCTGGTGCAACGTCATCTAATTTCATGTGACCTTGTTTTACCGCGTATGCGATACCAAATAATTTTTGTTGTGCTTGACTTACTGCTGGCATGATTTATTTTATTGTTTTTATTACCAAGCAAGGTTTAATTTATCTAACTTAGCTAATTTTTCTTTAATATAAAGAGCTTTTAGTTTTATCTCTCTATCATAATAAGAATAACCAGGTTTATCATCACTCAATTTAGATCTCTCATCAACGTATCTTGCGTATGATGTATAATCTGTTAAAAGATTGTTCATGAAGTTGGTAACATCTGTGATTTTAACCTCTCTTCCTCTTGGATCCTGACCTACTATAATATCACCATATTGACTAAATTGTTTAGATTTCATTGCTTTTGAAATTAAATCAGTACATGTTGTAATAGCACCTTCAATTTTACCGTCAACATCATCGTTAACAATTCTAGTTGCTAAGATATTTTTATATCTGTTTATGTTTTCTTTTTTAAATTCTTTAGGATCGATCATTGCAGTTGCACCTCTTTTAGCCTCAGCTCTTTGAGCTCTGATATTTTCAGTGCTGTACTTTTGTCTAATAGCATCTAAATCTAAAACGTATGCAACATCAGAAACTTCTGCAATTCTTTTAACATTGTAAAGACCTGTTTGATCCCATTTAGATCCTGAAGATTTTTTCTTCATACCTGCTGTATCTTGTCTACCAGCATCTTTACCTTTATTTCTTAAAGTTAATTGTTTATCGAACCATGAAAGTCCAAAGAATTCATTTTTACCATTAGTAATTGCAATCAATGCAGGGGCTGGAATTTGTTTATTTTCAGAGTAAGTTTCATCTGGTGCATAAGGATTTTCCTTTGGTGAAGTTGAAACGTAGAATACTATTGCGCTATCAATATCTTTTGATTTGTATGCTGCTTGAGGATCCATTTCTTCGAAATCAGAATCTTCGATGCTACCTAGATCAACGTGAGCATAACTGTAAAAAGCTTTAAATAATTCTTTAGGTGTAAATCTTAAATCAAGAAAACCTGCAAGAATTGAAGATTTAATAGCCTCGGTTACTAATTCATTGTTTACGAATTCAGTAAATGATTCATAGATAAATGTTGATCTGCTGCTTGGATTGAATGACATATGTATTTTATTATTTTCATTAACTGTTGCTTTCGGTGTGGTTTGAGTTAGTACTTTTTTACCTAATTTAGATAAGGTAACTTGATCTTCCGAAATCTTAAAGTATGTTGCATTTCTTCTCAACCATCTTTTATTATCTTCTGTCATGCTGGAGATCAAAGTTTCAAACTCTGCTTTAGAGATGCCATCTTTGATTGCTTCGATGATTTTGTTTCTAATTGCTGCGTGCTTTCCAACTGTTTGTGCTGGATGAGATTCAGTGTATTGTCTTTTAACTGTGATCTTTTTAGCTTCATT